GTGGCCGAGCATCACGACGTGGGCGAAGCGGGCCATCACGGCGCACTGGTTCGAAATCAACACGAGCATCATGTATCGCAAGGGCTATCGCTCGGAGTGGAAGGTATCGCCACAGACGTGCGACCCAGAGAACAGTGAGAGCTTTGCCGGCCAGCACAATGCCGCATCGACGAGCTTCTACGTGAACGACGAAGATTCGAACGTGCCGGAGATCATCCACGAGGTGCAGGAAGGCGGCTTGACGGACGGTGAGCCGATGCACTTCTTGTTTGGCAACCCGACCAGGCGCCGCGGCAGCTTCCATGACATCGTGTTCGCGGGCAAGGGGCGCGGGTGGAAGACGTGGACGATTGATGCGCGGGACTGCAAGTTTCCGAACAAGGATCTCATCGCGGAGCAGTTGACGGAGTGGGGCGAAGAGAGCGACCGCTTCCGGGTGCGTGTGCGCGGTTTGCCGCCGAACGCGGAAGATGCGCAGTTTATTGACTTCATGCGGGTGCGCGAGGCGCAAAAACGGAAGGTCGAGGTGTTGGATGATGAACCATTGGTCGCTGGATGCGATCTCGCGTGGGGAGGGAAGGACAGTAACGTTATTCGATTTAGACGAGGTCGAGACGCGCGTAGTATCCCTGCTATCCGTATTGCCGGCGAACTCACGCGTGATCCTTCCGTGCTCACAAACCGCCTCTCGGATGTATTGGCTGGGACATACGGAGGACACCGAGTGGCTATGTTGTTCCTCGACTCGGCCGGGATTGCCGGTAGTGTGGGCACCAGACTCCGAGAACTCGGATTCAGCAACCTCCTCGAGGTCAACTTCGGTGCAGATAGTCCCGACCGCAAGTTCCGCTACATGCGGGACATGATGTGGGGCCGGATGAAAGACTGGCTGCTGAACGGGGCGATTGATACCAGTCCGCGGCTCGAGAGCGACCTGACGGCGCCAGGACTGCGGGAAGACTTGCAGCAACGGGTGTGGCTGGAGAGCAAGAAGGAAATGAAGGCGCGCGACGTGCCGAGCCCGGACGAAGGGGATGCACTGGCGTTGACGTTTGCGCAGACGGTGGCGCGGAAGCCGAAAGAGGCGCCCGTGCCGACACCGCAGTTTACCGGGTTCAGTCAGTCATGGATGGGATGAAATGAAGATGCCCTTTCGTTCCTATGCGCGCCATCTCGTTGAACAACGCAAGCGCTGGCCGATCCGCACAAGTTATTGGAATTTTGTCTGGGGCATTGATGACTCATTACCGCGCGCAGAGGGCTGGTTGATTGCGTTCAGTCTCCTGTTCTGGGGCGTTATCGCGCTCGGCGTGGGATGGGTGCTATGGCGAATCATGGTAGAGTCATTCAAAATTTCGTAATGTTCCGATTGCCAGACCTCCCCATTGTCGGCTACAGCACGACGCGCGAGCGGGCGCTCACGGACAACATTCAGGAATTCATTCGACAGATGGAGCGGGACCGGCCACGGCTGTTGGCCATCGTGTGCGAAGGCCGCGAGAAGTGGCGGCGCGTGGCGGGCGACATCTGGCGCGGGTATCGGATTGGCGAAGAGGACGGCACGCTCAATGCCATTTACGATTACTTCCTGCTGTTGGCCTGTCCCCCGCGCGTGCAGGTGCTGCTGCTGAAGCATGCGAAGAACGCATTGAAGTGGCGGGAGCTGACGCGGCGGGCGATGCCGGGGATTGAAGCGGAACGGGAGCAACTGAAAGCCATGAAGCGCTGATGCCCAAAGACGAGGATCTAATTCGCGAAGCGCGGGAACGCTGGAACCGCGCGGCGGAAGCGGAAGAAGCGCAGCGCGCCCGCATTGTCCTCGCGAAGCAGTTCCGCGTCGGGAAGCAATGGCCGGACGCCATCAGGATTGCGCGCGAAGGCGGGGGCAGCATTCAAGGCCAGTCGGCGCAGCCGCCGCGGCCCTGCTTGGTCGTCGACCGTCTGTCGCAGCCCGTGCGGCAAGTCTCCAATACCATTAAAAACGCCTCCTTCGGGTTCGACGTGCTGCCGTCCGGCGGCGGGAGCGACAGCGATACGGCGGATATCTTCAAGGGCTATCTGCGGTGGATGCTGAACCGCTCGAGAGGGGAATCGCCCGTGGAGTGGGCGGCTGACCAGGCCATCGAAGGCGGCATCGGGTGGTTCCGGTTGCGCACGGACTACATCAACGAGACGTGGGATGGGCCGCTGACGCCGGAAGCGTTGTGGCAGGCGCTGTTCATGGAGCGCATCACGAACAATCTGACGGTCTATTGCGACCCGTCTGCCGTGCGGCCGACGCGCAGCGATATGCAGTGGGCGCTGGTGACAGAGGATCTATCGCGCGAAGAGCACCAGCGGAAATGGCCAGACGCCGACATCCGCGATCTCGAGACGTTCACGAGCACGGGCGATACGAGCGCGTGGAAGTCCTGGGTCAGCGCTGAGAACGTGCGCGTGGCCGAGTATTACCGCATCGTGTATACGAAGCGGCACCTGTATCAACTGACAGACGGCACCGTGACGGAGACGAAGCCTGACGACAAGCAGGACATCGTGGCCGAGCGCGTCATGCAAGTGCCGAGCGTGAAGTGCGACATCATCAACGCCGTGCAGTCGCTGCAGTCGTTCGAGTGGGCCGGCTCGCGCATCCCGCTGATTCCGATTCTCGGTGAAGAACTGAACGTCGATGGCAAGGTGCATCTACGTGGCGTGATTGAAGAGGGCATGGACGCGCAGCGGATGGTGAACTACACGTATAGCGGCGCCGTGGAAATCTTTGCGCTCGCACCGAAGAACGCGCCGATGGTCGTGGGCGCCTCGGTGGCGAACTATAAAGCCATCTGGCAGACACGCAACACGATCAATCACGCCTATCTGCCGTATGACGCGTGGGACCAGGACGGGAAGGAATACCCGCCGCCCGTGCTGGATACGACGGAGCCGCCGATTCAGGCCGCCGTGGAGCTCATGCGCGTCAGTGAAGATGCGATTAAGGCGACGACCTCGACGGGTGATGCGAGCCTCGGCAACACGAATCCGAATGAGCGGAGCGGGCGCGCGTTGCAGGCGTTGCAGGCGCAAAGCGACCTCGCGAACAGCAACTATCCCGACAACGTCAAGCGGGCGCTCATCTATGCCGGCGAGCTCGCGGTGGAAATCATCCCAAAGATTACCCAAAAAGGGCAAATTATTCACATTCTCGGGATGGACGATGAGCCGGAACAGGTCATGATTGGCCAGCCGTATCAGGAGCATCCGCAGACCGGCGTGCCGCAAGCCTCCCCGCCTGAGGTGACGCCGGAACTCGCAGCGATGAGCAACGGCCTGCACAAGTTTTACGACCTGAACAATGGGCGATATGCCGTGACGGTGAGTGTCGGGAAGGCGACGGCGACGAAGCGGGAAGAGGGCGCCGCGGCATTGGGCGAACTGATTCCGCATCTGCCGCCGCCGATGGCCGCCGTGCTGACGCCGGAATACATCGAGCAGTTGTCGATGCCGAACGCGCACAAGATGGCGGAGATTGCGCGGAAGGCGCTGCCGCCGGAACTCCAGGCCGCGTCGGACCAGAACGGGCAGTCGCAGATTCCGCCACAGGTGCAGGCGCAGCTGCAGCAGCTACAGGCCGAACTACAGAAGGCGCAGCAATTCATCCAAACGAAGCAGGCCGAGCAGATGGGGAGCCTTGAGGAAACGAAGATCAAGGCGCAGACCGATTTGCAGATTGCGCAGCACAAGGCCGACACAGACGCCGATCGGGAACTGGCGCTGCAGATGATGAAGAACGCGACGTCGATTGCCGTCGCGCGTATCTCGGCCTCGAAGTCACAGCTGGACCCGGCCGCCGAAGCGGCGGAAGAGCGGCTAGCCACGGGCTTGAAGATGGCGCACGAAGTGGGCATGGCGGGGATGGAGCATCAACACGCGCTCGAACAGTCGGCGCAGGAGCACGCGCAGTCACTGCAGCAAGGGCAGCAGGATGCCACGGTAGCGGCAGCGCAACAGGCCGGCTCGCAGAGTCATGAAGCCGAGATGGCGCAGCAGGCGCAAGAAGCGGCGGCATCACAGCCGAATGGCAGCGGTGCCTGATGCCTGGGCCGCTGGTTATCCAGAAGCCGGAACTGCCGGCGAGCATCAATCCGCAGGGCGTGTCCGTGTTCGATACGCCGGGGCAGGGCATCTTACGCAAGATGGTGAGCTTGCTCGGGCTGGATGACCCGCAGCAGATCATGGGCGTCGGCGCGGCGATGGATGTCGGGCCAATGGGCGGCGGGTTGCTGGACGCGGCGGCCAAGCGATTCCCACGGTTTGCAGCGGCGATCAAGGCGTATCACGGGAGCCCACACGATTTCGAGGCGTTCGATACGAGCAAGATCGGGACGGGGGAAGGGGCGCAA